GACCTCTTGGTAGCAAGTCTGTTAGTGCTTGTGAGATACGGACTATGTATTGCTGAAGTCCGTCCTCATAGAGTTTCTGCCTATCCTCATTTCCATTTGTGTAAGTAAGCCCTGAGCCTTCAACTGCAAGACCTAAATACATACTTGGAACCCCAAACATGTTTGCTATCTGACGAGTGACAAACTGCTGGTTAGCCAAGAACTGTGCCTCTTCAGGGTTGAGTGCAATTGAGTTGTACTGCAAACCTGACGAAAGAACAGCAACACTTCTTTCTTGCTGAGACTCAATAAATGCCTTCTTGTTTGCAAGGGCAATATCAGCAGAAAGAAATTCTGATGTGGTTAATGTTCCTGTTGGAACTGCTGCTGTTTTGAACCAGTTATCTGCATAGTTCTGTAAATCAACTGCAGCCTGAATAATTGATTGGTGTCTCTGTAATGGTCCCTGTCCATATATATCCCCAGGAATTGTCCATAACTTCAAATGCTTGATGCTGTCTTTTGCTTGTTTTACGCCATTAATTGAATAGGTGAGGTTTCCCTTTGTGTCCTGTTCAATATTGACCCAGTTAGCAGGAATAAGTTCTAAATTGGAGACTCCACGCTGTCCTTTGTAAATCTTCCAATATGCATTGCCATAAATAGCCATTGATACAACTGTCTGACCAATGAACTCTGCTTGAGTGACATTGTTTTCTACATCAGGTGTAACTAACCATGATGGTGAATCCAACTTATCAATTCCACGCATTACATCTACTGGAATCTGCATACATGCTGTTTCCAAGACAGATATACATCTTGTAACAGGAATTAACTTAAGTGCTGAAATTTCATTTACTGCAAATGGCTGTCTTGTAGGGATGAAGGCTGAACGCTCTTCTGGAACATATGCATCTACATACTCAATTACTTCCCTGCCAAAAATCCTATCTATAAATCCCATAGTTCTCCTCTAAAACACCATCTGCGTTGGTTGTATTTGTGTATCAACAAACCAAATGGCTAAAACTGTTGCTAATGCAGCATCTATGTCAGTAGCGGAGTCTTTTCTTGTTATTTTCCAAGACTCTCCAACATTCTTACGCACTGCCCTCTGCATTTGAACAGAGACAATTTCATCTTGAGGATGAATTAATGTCTTCCTCATAATTCTACGATAAGCGTTGTTTGACCCATTGATTAGGTCCTTATGAGTAGCCTTATGCACTCTAATTCCACGCTGTTGCAGTGCTTGTGCAAGGTCTGAAGAAATATATGAATCAACAATAAATGGAGCACCATATTTAGATAATCTGATGCATTCCCTTGTTAATTCATCAATGTTTGTATTGTTAAATGATGCAACCAATTCAGTAGCAACAATGTCCCCATCTTCTAATGTGGCTGCAACTATTGAGGCATGGTCCCAAGCAGGAGTTCTATCTACTGCAAATACTTGAACCTTGGTTGGTCTGCCATATGGAAGGTTTTGCCATGTACCCACAGGAAGCCACGCATTCATGCTGGAAACAAATTGGTTTAGGCGATATCTACGAGCATCTGCTTCAGGCATTGTTGCCAATTCGTTCTTAACTGAAGCCCAAGAGAGCAGCCCTGAAGCAAGGTTTGGATTGGCTCTTCTTACAGCCTCTTCATCAAAGACTTCACATCCTTGAGGAGCCTCCCAACAGAAGAATCCAAATCTCTCAAATGCAGGGTCTTCATCTACAGCCTTTGCCCCTCGTTCATAGAGTTTCTTGAGCAGTTCAGAGGTGTCATCTCCTGCTGTAGTAATGCCAATAACAATTCCATCAGGACGAGTAGCAGAACCAAGTGCCATTGCAGTCCATACATCTTCATTAGCCACATGCAACTCATCAAATACAACAAGGGATGGGTGAAGACCCTGAGCAGTTCCTGCTTTAGCAGCAATAACCTTGTAAACACCTGTGCCATCAGAAGTCCATAGACCTCTATGCTCAGTTGAACGAGAGAATAGGGATTTAAGAATCTCTGATGTTTGAGTTTGGTGTAAAAGTCTTCTATATACAATCTTTGCTTGGTCTGCAGATGATGCAACTGAAATAACTTCAGGTGCTGGTTCATGAAGGAGCATTCCATAGAGAGCAAATAGGGCTCCTATTAAAGATTTACCATTCTTACGAGGCATTGAGATACAGACCTGTTTGTATCTAAGTCTTCCTGCCAATTCTGGGTCTTCATGGTCATCTGGGTATCTTTCCAATACCCTGCGTACCAACCACTTCTGCCAATCTGTTAAAACAAGGTTTGCATTGTGCTTCTCAGGTAGTTTCCAAATCTTTTCTACTACATTTATTAACTTGTCCCCATCTGTAGGAAACTCTTCAGATAGAGGTTGTGAGTAGTGTGTGGGAATCCAATCCATTAAGCCCCATTAGCAATCTGAGCAAGCATTTCCTGTGGAGTGATAGATAAATCAGTTCTCCTGTTATTCATAAGCCCTAAATTGCTCAATAATCCAATAAGAATGGGAGCCAATTGGTGCCTTCTATCAGGCATTTGGTCCATTGTTTGAGCCAATAAAACAGCCTGTTGTGCTGCTCCTAAGTCTGCATCCTCAAGCCATGTTGCAGACGATATAGAAGCCTTTACAGCCTCTTCTAAGGTCAGGTCCAACTTAAGGGGTTCAAAGTCGCTTTTAATCAGTCTATGAGCCCTTGGACCCTGTGTTAATCCAGTTCTTGCCATGTTCTGCCTCCAATTTACTAATTTTACTTTTCAGGTATTTTCAGAATCACTATTTATAGGTTTGATTAACGAGTTTGGAGGCTGCGGGGTTTTCTGTTCACGCATAAAAAACCACCAAACAAATATTTTTATTTAAATATTGAATAACCAATCAAATAGAACACAATCCAAACCTGAAGATTTAACATAATCAATTCATAACTTGTCATTTGTATCTTGGATTGAACCAAGGCAATCTAACTCTTGCTATATCTCTATCTTGTAATGTGCTATTACATTGATGACACATAGGCTCAAGGTTGCTCAGTTCATCCCCTCCTCCTTTGCTGATAGGAACTATGTGGTTGGCAGTTGTTGCTTCATTGCCACATGTCACACATACCTGACTCTGACTTAGTAATATCTTTCTATTCTTCTTATATTCAGTACTGCTATAGCCCATCTACCCAACCAATCCATTCCTTGTTTCTTCCACAACATAATTCACTGGTTGTTCCCACGCTTGAACAAGTGGGGCACCAGAATATGGAGGTCGCTTCAGGAGGCGTTCCATCCTTTTGTCTATCTCTTTGTATTCGTCCCAATCTATTTTTGCCTCCCAAATGCAAACTAAATCAAGCAGGTGAGGTGCACAGACATAGGACCAATCAGGGTGCCAGTAATAGGCTGCTTGACCACATCTAACGCATGGTCTTGGTCTTACAGAATGCTTGTATTTCTCAAGGTAGTAAGTAGGAGAGTCAGGAAATCCGTATTTAGGCTGCCGCATCTCTCATTAACTCAAATACCTGTGAGATTTTCACAAGATACCCTTTACTTGGATTTGCTCCTTCGTCCATAGAGACTGTTGGAGACTCTTTACAGAGTTTAAGTAACAAGGATGTAGGAACACTTACCACTACTGGTTTTAGGTTCTTAACAGGCAATACAAGGCTGTAATAGTTTGCCTCTGTAACTGCTATACCACTTGGTTTGAACTTACCCTCATTGTTGTACCAGCATTCATATTCAATGTAGACATTTCCTGTCCTCTGCCATTGAAAATCTTTCTTAACTTCTGATGTTTGAATAATGTCAGCCATAAGGTTTTCACCTTCAACGCCATCTCTGTAATCTAAATCCCAACTACTCAAACTCATAACAGTATTATCTCACCATATTTAACACTTTTGATTTTTTGTTTCTGAGACCAAGTTAATGGAATATCAAATGCCAGTATGTGTAACTGGTCGTATGCCTTAATTAATCTCTCAATCTTGATGTTATTCATGTGCCTTTCAAAATTACTTGCTTTAGGTTCGTAATAACTTTCCTTACGACCTGTAGCAGGTCTACCTCTCTTCAATGTCATCTCTATAGTCTCTGTCAATCAAATCATCTTCAAACCAAATAATCTGTTCACTTGGAATGAAACCATTCTTACCTACATACATTTTCTGCCTCTTCTCTCTTATGTATATATATATTTTTATATTTGTTATATGCAAGAGCCGTAAGCCGTGTCCTGAAGAGATATATATTCTTTATAT